AGCGGCTTCTAACAAATGTCGTCGCGTGGCTTGACCGCACTCGTTGCGCGTGGCAGGCTGGACGGCATGAGCCTGACCAAGAAAAAAACTGAGACCAAGCCGCGCATCGGCAGACCCTCGACATACACGTCCGAGAAGGCCGACGAAATTTGCACGCGCCTCGCGAGCGGCCAGTCGCTCCATGAAATCTGTCGAGACAAAGAACGCGGCATGCCGAACATCGCGACGATCTACGATTGGCTCGCCGCTCACCCGTCCTTCGACGAACGATACGCGAGGGCGAGACTGTCGGCAGCCGATACGTTGGCGGATGAAATCCAATCTCTGAGCGATGAAGAGCCTCGCATGATCGTTGCCGCAGACGGCACGTCGCGCATCGACCCTGGCTGGGTGCAGTGGCATCGATTGCGCGTTGACTCGCGCAAGTGGACTGCGTCGAAGCTCAAGCCGCGTGCTTACGCTGAAAGGCTACATAGCGAAATCACCGGCAAGGACGGCGGTGCCATCGAGATCGACCACAACGTGGTCGACGCCTCCGCGCTCTCGCCCGAGGCGCGTGATGCATTACGCGACATTCTCATCTCAGCCAAGGAGCGCGGCGATGCCGAGTAAAACCAAAACGGTGGCGTCAGTCGCTGCGGAAATTAGCGAGCATGAGGCAGTTTGCGCCGAGCGTTACGTCGGCATCATGCAACGGATAAACCGGCTAGAAGCGGTTATGCTTGGCGCGACTGGCGTGTTGATCACGGGCATGGCCGCGTTGATCATTCGCGGCATCAACTGATGTTCGGCCTCGACGACGTGATCGGCGTGGGGCTCAAAGTTCTCGATAAATTTATTCCTGATCCAGCGGCCAAGGCTCAAGCCGAAGCTGCGTTGCGCGAGTCGCTCCAGCAATGGGACGCGCAGCAAAACAAAATTAATGAAGCCGAAGCCCAAAGCAGCTCCCTATTCGTCGCCGGCTGGCGGCCTTGCGTTGGCTGGGTGTGTTGCGCCGCGCTGTCGTGGACGTACATCCTGCAACCCATTGCGGCGTTCGCTCTGGCGCAGTTCGGATACCTCACCGCGCTGCCGCGTCTTGACATGGGCGAGATGATGCCGATCTTGCTTGGCATGCTCGGCCTCGGCGGTTTGCGCTCGTGGGAAAAAACCAAAGGCGTTGCGGCAAAATGAAGCGCGAGTTCCTCACGATGCTTGTCGTGATCCCCGTCACGCTCACGCTGTGCGCTGTGGTCTGCTCGATGGTATGGACATTGATGGACGGACTGTTCGACGAGCGCGTCAACAACGACGAGATATTTAAGCTGATCGGCCCCGCATTCCAGACCGTCATCGGCGGATTTATCGGCCTCCTCGCTGGCGTTAAACTCAACGAGCCAAAACAATGAACGAAAATTTCGACGAGTCTCTCGCGCTAGTGTTGGCGCACGAAGGTGGTTTTTCGAATCACGAAAAAGATCGCGGAGGCGTCACAAATCTTGGCGTGACCAAACGCGCATGGGAAGAGTTCACGGGTGCGCCGGCAACAGTCGAGCATATGCGCGATCTCACGCCCGCATTGGTGCGGCCCATCTACCGCAAACGATACTGGGAAGCGGCGCACTGTGATGAGCTTCAACGCGGATTGGATTATTGCGTGTTCGATTGTGCGGTGAACAGCGGCCCAGGTCGCGCAGTGAAGCTGCTCCAGCAAGCCCTGGGGGTGCCGACAGACGGCGTGCTTGGCAAGGCGACACTCGCCGCGATCCAAGCCGTGCCTGCGCCTGGATTGATCCACGACATGTGCGAGGCGCGGCTCAAGTTCCTGCGCGGCCTGACGACGTTCGACACGTTCGGCAAGGGCTGGACGCGGCGCGTTGAGGAAGTGCGGCAACGTGCCCTGATGCTATAGTCGCTGACGCCGTGGAGGTTAAATTGGAAAAGAAATCTAAAGTAAACGAAGCCGGCAACTACACCAAGCCGACGATGCGTAAGGCTCTGTTCGAGAAGATCAAGGCCGGCGACAAGGGCGGGGAGCAGGGCCAGTGGTCAGGCCGCAAGGCGCAGATGCTGGCCCGCGAGTACAAAGAAAAGGGCGGCGGTTACCGCGATTGAAATTTATAAAGGGAGCCTAGTTATGAAAGAACCGCAGAAGAGCCTCAAGCGTTGGACGGATCAGGACTGGCGCACCAAGAGCGGCAAGCCGTCAACGCAGGGCCCGAACGCCACGGGTGAGCGTTACCTGCCGGCGAAGGCCATCAAGGCGCTGACCTCGGACGAATACTCCGCAACGTCCAAGGCCAAGCGCGAGGGCATCCGCAAGGGCGAGCAGGTTGCAAGGCAGCCGAAGCGCGTGGCGAAGAAGACCGCAAAGTACACCTGACGTGACCCTCGTTGCCGACACGCCCTACGTTGAGGCGTTCGTCCGGCGCGAGTTCCTGTACGACGAGGCCGATCACGTTGGTGAGTTCACGCCTTGCGTCGTGTTTGGCTTTAGGGCTGAACCGGCGCGGGTGCCGATGTTCCAGGTGATGCTGGAAAGCGGAGCGCAATGGGCACGGGTGCCGATCCACAAGCTCTGTAGCAAGCCCTGCGAGCCCCTGGCGCTAGAGCAATCGTGCTGGTGGGACAACTACGGCTACGAGTTCGCCGTGCATCAGTTTGCGTTCCTCAAAAACATGACCGTCACCGCAATGGGCCGCGACAGCGTCATCCGGCAGGGCAAGTACCTGTTCACGGTGGACTGGATGCGGACAGGCTGGAGCGAGGTGCCTGACCAGCACAAGAACCACCATGTGATCGCCCTCGATGACGGCCCCTGGATCGCCTACCCCAACAACCGGCTGGTCTGGCACGACCCGTCCTGGATCAATCCGGCCCCTGACAGGGAATGGCGAACCCCTACAAGAAGCTATTCCGTGGAGTAGTTAGGGGCTATAGTCGCTGACCATTATTGCAATTGAAGGAATTAAAATGGACCGCGACGAAATACTTGACACTGCGAAGGGCTTGATCAACGGCGACCGTGCAAAAACGCACGGCGATGCCCATGACATGCACGAGGTGATTGCCGAGATGTGGAGCGCGATCCTGGGCATCTCGGTCAGCCCGATGCGCGTTGCGCTGATGATGGCTGCGCTCAAGCTGGCACGCGCCAGCGAGAACCCCAACCACTCCGACAACTTCGTTGATGCGTGTGGCTACATCGCACTGGCCGGCGAGATGGCTGCGGAGACACCGGAGTGACTGACAATGTTCATAAAATGGAAAAGCCTGCCCACACCATCACACAGATTACAGATGGTTGGCCCTCTTCCTTAAAAACCGCCGATGAGATTTGCCAAGGACTTGGCATCAGCGCGGAAAGGCTTATCCAACTTGCGGACAGTGGTTATGCGCCACATTGGCGCATTGATAACGGTTCGCCTCTTTTCCGCATTGGGGAAGTGAAGGATTGGATTTCTCAAAATGTCTTGGAACGTGTCAAGGGCAAGTCGTTGCCACAAGCGTTTACTGTTGGCGTTGCTAAGGAGCGCATCAGCGATTATCGGAATGTTCCAGAACAATTGAGGCAGATACCAGGATTGATTGATATCAGCGGCGAAGCGCGGCGCTCTGGGATATACTTCTTATGCAAAGACAATGAACTTTTGTATGTGGGTCAGTCCGTTAGTGTGCATGCCAGAATTTTGGCGCATCACCATCAAGGTAAATTCAACAGAGTAATTTTTATGGCTTGGCCGCCGGATGATCTTAACAGCGTAGAGGGTGCGCTTATCCGCGCATTGAGGCCGCCTCTGAATGGAAAAACGGTTAACGACAAAATGATGGGGCCGACATCTAAAAACAGTGACGATGAAATTATGCAGTTAATTTTAGAACCCAAGCCGGACGCTGCTGCGGAGACACCGGAATGACCGAAGATGAACTCGACGACTACATGATGATTCGCGCCAATCAGTTGGTCGCGGCCATAATTGATGAGGTTGGCATTGATCATGCCGGGCAGTGGGTTGAGTGCATGCTCCTGAGCATGCTGCGCCTTGTTGATTTGCCGCCGCATGAGTCATCTGAGTACTTTAATGAGATGTCGAAGATGTATGTGCTGATGAAAAAGATGGGCGACAAGCGCGTTTTGAATTAGGTTAGTCGCGTTATGAAATATTCAATTCTATATGCCGATCCGCCATGGCGCTTTCAAGTCTACAGCCGCGACAGTGGCTTAGACAAAAGCCCCGACCGCCATTACCAGACGATGATGCCATGCGAGATTGCGGAGTTGCCCATTGCAGACATGGCGGACAAGAACGCGCTGCTGGCAATGTGGGTCTATGACCCTATGCTGCCTGCGGCGCTCACTGTGGCCGAAGCGTGGGGCTTCAAATTTAAGACAGTTCTATTCCGCTGGCTGAAGACCGGAAAGAACGGCAAGCTGGCATTCGGCACCGGCTATCACACCCGAGGGGGTGGCTGCGAGGAGTGCTGGCTGTTCTCTCGCGGCAAGGGGTTGCCGGTGTTGAGCCACAGCATCCGCAAAGAGTTCTACGCGCCGAGGCGAGAGCATAGCCGCAAGCCGGACGAGGTGCCGGGGTGGCTTGTGGATTTGTATGGCGATGTGCCGCGTGTTGAATTGTTCGCACGGACTGAGCGCCCAGGGTGGTCCGCATGGGGCCATGAAACGGAAAAGTTCGCATGACCACGCTCAACTTCAACGGCCAGAAGATCAACATAGAGGCCACGCTGCGCGATATTGACCGCGCAGACTGCGAAGACAGTCTCTACACGTTTCTGCGTTCCGGGTGGCGCTACATCAGCGCGGCACCGTTCGTTGACGGCTGGCCGATTGAGGCTGTGGCCGAGCATTTGCAGGCTGTGGTCGATGGCGACATACGCCGCCTGATCATCAACATCCCGCCGCGTTGCGCCAAGTCATCTCTGACCAGCGTTGCGCTGCCGGCGTGGACCTGGGCGCAGAAGACCATCAGCCCGACGAGCGGGCCGGGTGTGCAGTTCCTCCATGCATCATACGCGCAGCAGCTATCGCTGCGTGATTCGGTCGCGTGTCGCCGCCTGATCGAGAGCCAGTGGTATCAGAGCATGTGGAAGGATCGCTTTCGATTAGTCTCCGACCAGAACACCAAGACGCGGTTTGACAATGACAAGCGCGGCTCGCGTCTGTCTACGTCTGTCGGATCGGCGCTGACGGGTGAAGGCGGTTCTGTGATCATCGTGGACGATCCCAACGCCGCCCAGGAGGCGTTTTCCGATGCGACCATCACATCCACCATTGAGTGGTGGGACAACGCTCTGTCAACGCGCCTAAACGATCCTAAGACGGGTGCATACATCGTCATCCAACAGCGGCTGTCTGAGGAAGACCTGACGGGGCATATTCTGTCGAAGGACATTGGCGACTGGACGCACTTGTGCCTGCCGATGCGATATGAGCCCGAGCGTTCGTTCGTCACGTCGATTGGCTGGCAGGATCCACGCACGGAATCTGGCGAGTTGCTGTGGCCCGAGCGGTTTGGCGAGCCTGAAGTCAAGATGCTTGAGCGCCAGCTCGGGCCGTGGGCGACGGCTGGGCAGTTGCAGCAGCGCCCTGAGCCCAAGGGTGGCGGCATCATTAAACGCGACTGGTGGCAGTTGTGGATGGACGACGCTTACCCGCCGCTGGAGTACATCGTCGCGTCTCTCGACACGGCTTACACGACGCAGACCGAGAACGACTTTTCGGCGATGACGGTGTGGGGCATTTTCAGCGGCGACATCGTCGCTCAGAACGTCAAAGCGAACGACGGCGAGACGCGCCGGTCTTACGCTACGAAAGCGCCGTGCGCGATGCTGATGAACGGCTGGCAAGAGCGCCTGGAACTGCATGAATTGGTGCAGAAGGTGGCCAAGACCTGCAAGGACATGAAGGTCGACAAGCTGATCATTGAGAACAAGGCCGCCGGCCACAGCGTGGCGCAGGAAATCCGGCGTTTGTTTAACCATGAGCCGTGGGCGGTACAGTTGCTCGACCCCAAGGGTCAGGACAAGCTGGCGCGGCTGTATTCGGTGCAGCATTTGTTTGCCGAAGGCATGGTCTGGGCACCTGACCGCACCTGGGCCGACACGGTGATCACCCAGGTTTCGACGTTTCCCAAGGGAAAACACGACGATTTGGTCGATACGGTGAGCCAATCCCTGCGCCATTTGCGCGATTTGGGCCTGCTGACCCGTGGCGCGGAGTTGACGGCTCAGATAGAGGGCGATATGCAGGTGATGGACTATAATTTGCCCCCAATTTATCCGGTGTAGTGATGGTTTTAGCGCAAGCGATTGTAGACGTTGTTTGGGCCCCGAATCAGGCCTCCCTGGCGGTTTTCAGGGTGACGGTGACGGGCCAGCCGCCCCATGCCAAGGAGCGCGTCTATACACTTTCTGCGAAGTCTGATACTTTGGCAGCCCAGGAAGGCATTAGGCTCTTTGTCGAGGAAATGGAGCCTTTGCCGGCAGTCTAAAAGGATTCGCATATGGCTCTCGTTCCGGGTTTGAACCCCAACATTCGTTTGATTGAGCCCGAAGAAGAGCCGGGCATTGTCGGTCCTGACATCATCGTTGAGATGGCGCAGGAGGGCGGCGACGTTCCGAAGGTTGACGAGCAGGGTAACATCCTCGAGATCGAACACAGCGACGGCTCGATCACGGTGTCTCTCGATGGCAGGCCGATTGAAGAGGGCAGGCCCGAAAGTCGCGGCGGCTGGTTTGACAACCTCGTCGAGAAGATTGATGACCTCGAGCTTGGCCGCATTTCCGACGATTTGATTCGCGGCATTGATGACGACAAGATGTCTCGCAAGGAATGGATCGAAGACCGCGCCAACGGCATGAAGCTGTTAGGTTTGAAGGTCGAGCTTCCGGCTCTGCAAGGTGCTACGGACGGCGCTGCGGTTGAGGGCATCAGCCGCGTTCGTCACCCTCTGCTGCTTGAGGCGTGCTTACGGTTCCAGGCGAACTCTCGTTCAGAGCTTCTGCCGACCGATGGCCCAATTAAGATTCGCAATGACAACAACAACGCCACGCTTGAGCAGGATCAGCTTGCCGATTGCCTCGAGCGCGACATGAACCACTACCTGACTTCGACGGCGACTGAATACTATCCTGACACGGATCGCATGTTGCTGATGTTGGGCTTTGGTGGCTCGTCGTTCAAAAAGGTTTACTACTGCCCGCTCCGCAATCGTCCGATCAGCGAATCAGTTGATGCGGAAGACGTGATCGTAAGCTGGGATGCGACCGATCTTCACAACGCCAAGCGTGTGACGCATCGTTCCTTCATGAAGCCTTCGACTGTAAAGCGTTTGCAGATACTGGGCGTCTATCGCGACATTGAATTGTCTACGCCGCTTGCCGCTGATCTCAATGCAGTTGATCGCGAGAAGCTCAACCAGCAGGGCATCTCGCAGTCGTCTTCCAATCAGGATGATCGCGACCGCGAGATTTACGAATGCTACTGCGAACTGAGCATCAAGGAATACGAGCACAAGCACAAAGGCCGCGTTAGCGGCTTGGACATTCCCTACATCGTCACGATTGACGCTTCGACGAAGAAGATTCTTTCTGTCGTTCGCAACTACGACGAAGACGACAAAGAGATGCCAGAGGCCAAGCGCCGCTTTGTGAAGTTCTCGTTTAATCCGGGCTTCGGCTTCTACGATCTCGGCCTGCTGCACATCCTGGGCAACACGACGAACGCCGTCACTGCGGCTTGGCGTGAGATGTTGGACGCCGGCATGTATGCGTCGTTCCCCGGCTTCTTGATGGCCGACACTGGCGCTCGCCAGAACACAAACATCTTCCGCATTCCTCCCGGCGGTGGTGCCTTGGTCAAGACTGGCGGCATGCCGCTTCAGCAAGCCATCATGCCGATCCCGTACCGCGACCCGAGCAGCAGCTTGATGTCTTTGTGTGAAAACATCGCGCAGACCGGCATGCGCGTTGGCGGAACCTCAGAGCAGGCGGTTGGCGAAGGTAAACAGGACGCCCCGGTCGGCACGACGATTGCGCTGATTGAGCAGGCCCAGAAGATCCTGAACGCGGTCCACAAGCGTTTGCACGCAGCTCAGGCTCAGGAGTTCCAGTTGCTCAAGGAAGTGTTCAAGGAGCATCCTGAGAGCTTCTGGCAGTCGAACCGCAAGCCCGCCTATAAATGGGACGAAGAGACGTTCTTGCGTGCTCTTGAGGACGTTGACCTTGTGCCGCAGGCTGACCCGAACACGGCCAGCCACACTCAGCGCATCATGAAGGTTATGGCCTTGAAGCAGTTGGCGACAGCCAACCCGACTTTGTACGACCCGATTGCGGTTGATACGGCGGCTTTGCAGGCGATGGGCTGGAGCAATCCGCAGCAGTTCTTCGCGCCGGCCAGTTCTCAGGGCAAGACGCCGCCCGAAGTCCTCAAGGGCATTGCCGAGCTTGAGAACAAGAAGAACGAGACGCAGATCAAGGCGAAGAAGACCGACGCTGACATTGAGATTGCGGCTCGCAAGTTGATGTTGGACGAAAGCAAGTTGACCTTGGAACAGGAGGCCATGCAGCAGAAGTACGGCCTGGATGCTGAGAAGGTTAAGACTGATATTCAATTGGCCGAGCGTGACTTGCACAATCGGATTGAGGACCGCGCCTTCAAGGAGCGTTTGCAGTTGGTTGATCTGGCGCAGAACGTCGCCGTTCACCCAGACAGTGCGCCTGTGATTGAGCCCCTTGTTCGCCCTGCAATGGCTGACGTTGTTCGCAGGGAGCTCGAGATTCAGGCTGATCGGCAACAGATTGTACCGGGCCTCGGCGGCCCCATGAGGCAGTAATGAACCAGTTGCAGGCCATTAGAAACGCACTGCTAACGGCTCTGCGGATTATCGATGAGAACAGTCGCGTTCGTAAAGCCGATGGCGGTAAAGCTGGTAATGATGATTACAACATTCCGGCGCAAAGCATTCATGGCGTTAAGGATGATTGGGAGACCCCAAGAGATACCAATGAACTTGCGACTCAATTTGGTAGATCTCATTCATTGATGAAAAATCATCCAGAACATATTGAAAATGTGCCAATTGATTGGTTGCAAAAAATGCCGGGTAACGAATTTCGGCGTTCTGATGAAGAAATTAACAAATTGGCTGAAAGCATAAAGAAAAACGGCGTTGGCACGCCAGCAATCATAATGTGGAAAGGGGCTTCTGGAGAAGCAAGCCTTGGTGAGGGGAATCATCGTGTAGAAGCCGCAAGACGAGCCGGATTTACGCATTTCCCTACATTTGCACAACATGTTCGCGCCATGATCCGGCCAGGACACGATTATTTGCATGATATGTCTCCGGGCGAACACGGCCAATATGCCAAGCCGTCTAAAGTGTTTAAGAGTCTTAAAGGTCGCGCATTGAACAACGGTGGCCGCGTTCGTAAGGCCGATGGCGGCACGCTGACCTACATCGACCCTGTGACTGGCCTGCCGCGTCAGGGCATGGGCACTCCGAAAAACTTCTTTGCGCCCGAGCCTGCCAAGCCAAACTTCGCACCGCCTTCGCAGATGTCGAATGATTATCCGGGCGGCGCTTTTGAGCCAGACGATTTTGGTCCCGGCCAAACGCAGCCGGGTGGCGGCGCTGGTCCTGCGGCTGGTGCGGGTGCCGGTCCTGCGGCTGCAAGCCAGCCCGATTTCAACAAAAGCCTGCCGGGAACGGAATCTCCCAATTACGGTCGAATTGGAGGCTTGGCAGGCTCTTTACTTGGCCCTGGTGGGTATGCTGCGGGTCGTGCCGCGGGCACGGTGCTTGATGTCAATGCGGTGAACAAAGCAATTCAAGGATACGGTTTTGGCCAAAAATTAACTCCCGAACAGATTGCATCTGGGGTCGCCAACTCGATGAGCTTTGGCCTCTTTGAAACACCGATGGGCGAAGCTGCGACACAGAATATTAACGCTGGCGTAAATGCGTTTGAGCAGGATCCGGCCAATGCTGCATTTATGGCAAATAGCATAGCAGATGATCTTGCAGGCCCTGGTGGTCCGCAATCGGGCATGGCTACCTCTGCCGGCAGCACCGGCTTTGGCGGCCAAGAGCAGGGCACTGGTTCTACCTCTGCCGGCAGCACCGGCTTTGGCGGCCAAGAGCAGGACGTTGACGCCGCTGCGAACGAAGCCGCTGCGAACGAAGCCGCGTCATCTGAAACAGAATCCGCTTCTGAATCTGAGAGCGAAAGCGGAGGCGGCGGAGGCGGCGGTGACGGCGGTGACGGCGGTGGCAGCGAAGGCGGTGGTGACGAACGTCGCGGCGGGCGCGTTTACCACAAAGCATCCGGTGGCTCGACCATGCCGATGCACGACCAAGACCAAGCCATCCGCGCTGCGCTGCTGACGGCGAGAGGCATGGCTGATGGAGGCGAGACAAAAGATAAATCGGCAGAAAGGCCGGTTGGTTCCGCCACTGTTGGAAGCCTTGCAAAGGATTTTGACGATGCAATTGCCAAACACTTATCGCTTTCTATGGAAGATCGAAAAGAAAACTCAAAAAGAGTTAAGAAGGAATTGGCTGAATACATTGGCCCATACGGAAAGCTGCTTGGAAAAAACGCCAAATTGATGAAAGCAGAAGCCGGGTTTCAAGGCGGCACGCCCATTACAATTCCAGAAACCAACAACGGCGTAGAGACGGCAGGACTGACGCTTGCTCCTGCGTTCAAAGAGGGCAAATTCATTAGCTGCCCAAATTCTGGATCGTGCGCCAAAGATTGCTTGGGCCTGACATCTGGATCAAACTTCATTCATGGTGGCGGTTCTGACCTTGAAGTGCTTAAGGGCCCTCGCCTTACCCACGTCAACAAAATGAAAGCCATGCTACGCAGGCCTGATTTGTTTGCCGTAAAACTCTTTGACGAAATTCAAGCCGGCAAAATGTCAGCCGCAAAAAATGGCAATCACTTTGCCATTCGTCTCAACGTGCTGTCGGACATCAACCCGCGCATTCATAAGTCGATCATTGAGAACCATCCTGACGTAAGTTTTTACGATTATACGAAAAACAATACCGATCCGATTGCTCCCAATCATCACTACACTTATTCTTCAACAGGCATTTCTCACAAAGAGGGCGTGTCTGGCATTTCTCAGGACGTAGATAACAAATTCCAGAATTGGAAATCTATGCGGAAGCGCCTTGATGAAGGCAGCAATGTTGCCATGCCGTTTAGTCATAAAACTCTTTTGCCTGAATCTGTTTTTGACGAAGAAACAGGTAAAAAATACAAAGTGATTGATGGCGATACTCACGATTTCCGCCCGCTGGATTCCATGACCGGAAACAACGGCGTGATTGTTGGGCTGCGAAACAAAAACATGATGACTAAGGGAAATCCAGAATTGGCTACGGTCCAGTCAAACGGATTCATTACTCATTACAATCCTGAAGTTTCTGGCAGCACAGAAGTTAATGTGCCGATGCAAAACAAAAGCGTTCCGACCATGACGAACGATATGAAGGTGAATAAAAATGGATAAAAAGTTGAGCCCGGAAGATTACCTTCAAGGATTCCATAACGCTCATCATCACATCAAAGATGATACGCACAACACTCCAGAATGGTATGAGCTCGCTGAAGCCGGGTTTCCGATGAAAGGCATTGCTATCGCGCCTTTCCGTCGTGGCGGCACGGTCAAGCCAGCCGATTCTTCCCCTACCCTCGACCGCGCTCTTCGTCTAACATCGCCTGAACGACTCGCTGCTACCCGAGTCAGGTAGCTAAAACCGGGACGCCGGTAACACTCCTAGGAGACTACAAATGTCTGAAGCTGCGAAGGCCGCCCGTGCGGCGATGAAAAACAAGGCCAAGCGCCTGACCAATGGCGAGCCTCGCACTAAGGTTGATGCGTCGAGCTGGACGCCGCCTGAGATGCTGAATACGACCGCCAAGACGGGTTTGCGCCCGGTCTCGCGCCGCGCCTTTAAGAAGGGCGGCAAGGTTGTTGCGATGGAGGGCGAGTATTGTCCGCCCCGCGCCGACCGCAAGCCGCGCAAGTCCGGCGGCGAGGCGACCTCCTACGCCAATGCCAAGATCACCCGCAATGTGAAGGAAGCGAACGCTGAGGCGTTTGGCAAGCCGCACATTGGCGGCATGAAGAAGGGTGGCCGGGCGCACAAGGCAAGGGGAGGCAGTGGCATGTTGAAGGGCCACCCATACCATGAAAAGTCAAACGCAGAACTTCGTTATATTTCCAAAGACGCATCCGACGCCGCCAGAGCACAGAAGGGTATGTCGAGCGAAGGAAAATATCTAGATCAAATGAATGATGCTCAAAGCATTCTTCACGGTCGAAATCAAGGCACGTTAAAGCAGAAGATGCGTGCCATTCGTCCGCAGACTCGCGCCGAATTGTTTGATGAAACGGAAGACAAGTCCGGCATGAAGAAGGGTGGCCGGGCGAAGAAGATGGGCGGCGGTGCGATGGATCCTCGCGCTATGGCTGCGGCTCGCATGGCCGAAGCCAGCCAGCGGGCGGGCGTTCCGACTGGTCGCATGGGCTTCGTCAAGAAAGCCACTTCTCCCCTGCCGATGTCGGGCATGAAGAAGGGCGGCATGGCGAGCGACGACATGTCCCAGGACAAGAAGCTGATCAAGAAGGCTTTCCGTCAGCATGAAGTTGCCGAGCACGGTGGCAAGCATTCTGAATTGAAGCTGCGTAAGGGCGGCATGGCGAAGGCCGCCGGCGGCAGCGCCATTGAGCGCCTTCTGGCCCGCGCTGGTGACGACAAGAAGCCAAAGCGTTACGTTGGTAAGAATCGCGCTCCGATGGATGTTGGTTTTGATCCGGTTGACGAGCAAATGATTGACGCGCAGCGTGAAACTGCGATGAACGAGATGTACAAGAAGTTCCAGGCCAGCAAGCGTGCCAAGGCCGACTCTCGCGATGCCGCCATGAACCGCGTCAAGATGAGCATTGCGGATTCGCCCTTCAAGAAGGGTGGCCGTGCGAAGAAGGAAGAGGGCGGCCCGGCGATGACGCCCCCGATGAGTGATGAAGAGCGTGCAAAAATCTCGCAACAGGCAACCATAAATGAAATGCGTGGTATCGCGGCTGATCGGGCAGAAAGCCCTGAGAGCCGTGCAGATGCTATGCGTCGTCTTAAGGAAATGATGCAGGCCCGCAAGAACGGCGGCAAGATTGAGCCGAACTACGAGGGTGGCACCCGCCCGACCGGTGGCCGCTTGGCTCGCAAGGCCGGTGGCCGCGCTAAGGGCAAGACCAACATCAACATCATCATCTCGCCCGGTGCGAAGGATGGTGCCCAGGCTGCTCTCCTGCCTCCTTCGGCTCGCCCGCCTGCGATGGCCGTTGCGGTTCCGCCGCCTCCGGGCGCTCCCGGTGCGCCTCCTGGCGCTGCTCCGATGCCGATGCCGATGCCCATGCCCATGCCGATGCCTCCCGGTGCCGGTGCTGGCGCTCCGCCTCCTGGCATGCCCCCGATGATGGGCCGCAAGGAAGGTGGTCGCGTTGGCCATCGCACCTACAGCAGCTTCAAAGACATGGACGCTGGTTCTGGTGGCGCTCTTGGTCGTCTTGAGAAGACCGAGATTGCTGAGAAGAAGATGCCCCGCAAGGAAGGTGGCCGCGTTGGTCACCGTGTCTACAAGAGCTACAAGGACATGGACGCCGGTTCTCTCGGCGGCATGGGCAAGCTCGAAAAGACTGAGATTGCTGCGCGGAAGCGGTAGAAAAAATGGGGCGCTGAGATTATACTCAGCGCCCCTTAATTTTATTGAGATTGAAAATGCAAACTTTCTCCACACTCTTTGATCGCGAATT